ACCGTCAATTTCAACGTCAAAATCCCACGTTTCACTACCAATCTCTGCAATAGAAGTGGTATGGGCTATTTCGGTGAAAGTACCACCGTTATTATGATACATATAATCGACAACCAAGCCAAATACATCAGAGCCATCGGCCTTAACAGCCTGGACATAAACCCTGAGTAATATTACCGAATTATTGACGGTCTCAATCGCATAAACGGTGGTTTTGGTAGCGCTTGTTGTTTTAAAATTTATTTCTTTAAATTTTTGTCCACGAATAATATCCATCTCAACACCTCCCTATTTTTTAAAAGAATACGGTTATGTTGAGTGTCGGATATAGCCCGGAAATCTTTGGAATAAAGCGAAAACCTTCAATCTGCTGGTAACTATCAAGTTTAAAAGCATCTCCGGGTTCAATATCATGCCCCGTTTCGTCTGATGGGGTTTTTGTGCCGGCGGTATCTCTAATTACCCTTACGGCTTGGTTTTCTACCGAAATAAAAGCAGATAACGCTTGCGCCTTACCGCCACCTGTCGGAGTCATGTTTTTTGAAATCGTGCATCCCATATCCTCAAGCGACTTCTGGTCGTCCGAGGTAAAAGTATATTTTATTGTATCTTCCGGGATACCACCTATAATTTGAAATCTTGCTGGCATAATTTTCTCCTTCCAACCTTCTTTTATGCTTTAAGAGTAAGCCGGGGATAAGCGAGAGGACGCAAGTAAGCCAACCGCTTACCCCCAGTCTTATTTCGATTTTAAAAAATCACGGGCACATTATTAGGTGCGCTCGATGTCAATAATCACACGCCCGGTAAAAGCGGCTGTTCCAATCGCTATTACGAGGTCATCGTCACCTGCCGCAAACACAGCCTTGGTTGTGTCAATAGTTCCAGCCTTATCAATGTCGGTTCCTCCAGTTCCGATACTAATAGCATCAGAAACAGCAGAAGCACCATTTTTAACCTGAACAGTACAAGCCGTGGTGTTTGCATGGATTGTCATTACATCAACAATCTTAAAATCAAGAGGTGTTGGAATAGTAATGGTCTTGGACGCTTGTGCGGCGGAACAGTCAACAACAATTTTATCGTCAACATATTTCACCGTAGCAGAACCGGTTCCGCTCAAAGTAGCGGTCGGGGTAAAATAATCAATATTCAACCATAGACCGATTTTGTCAATAATTACCCATTCGCCATCAGTGTAGCAAATAATAGTAACCCAATTCCCGATTTTATCCGAAGTAATAGAAGCAGCATCGGCGGTATCGACACCAGCAGGTGTTACAAAATGGTCGGCAGCAGCAGCCTTAAAACTAAAACTCTGAGCAGTTTCAACCATCATGTGAAACACCATACCTCTTTTGGCCGACGGGAGTGTTAAAACAACAGCACCGGAAGCGCCGAGATTGCTAAAAATAGCACCCAAATCCTCAGTCTTAGGAAGGATGGTATAATCAGCAGTTTTTACCTTTTTCAGTGCATTCCGTCGCATTTTAGCGGCATAATGAGAACTAAACATAATACATCATCTCCTTCATATGCCCTGTCAATCATTAAAACTAACAGGCTGTTATTTACGACTGAATACTCACTTGAGAGGACGGTCTTTGATGCGTTCCCTTTGGCAAAGAAATTGGCCTCATCAGTTGCGGAAACGAAATCATTTCTTACCCATCCATTGATAACCGCACCAGCGGCTTCAATATCAGCCTCAAAATCAGTGGTTTGTTCTTTGATATAATATGGTTTGGGATTAGCGTGAGCAATCGCAGATTTGCCGATAATATAAGTACAATCTTGAACTTCACCGGCCTTATAAGTACCACGTTCACGCCAACCGTTCGTTCCGGCAAAAGAAGATAGCGTGCTATCCCATGGGCGGACAGCCTGCATATCAACAAAGAACAAGAAACCACGATAGGCATTTACAGCATATTGCACCAGTGGCGATTCATCGTCACGGCCACGGCCATTCACAAACGCCCTTTCGTCGACCTGCCACGCACTGTCGGTTTTACGCAAATAAGACAATTGATACGGGCTGATAAACCACAGCCACATCGGCTTGCCCCGATACATTACCGCCTGGCTAATATTCAATTCCTGACATAATAGCGAAGCGGCTTCAATTGTATTGGTAGTCATAGGTGTTAACGTCTGACCTGCGGCGGTTGTAATGTCTGATGCGACTTTATTTTTACCGGCAGTTCCAATAACAGTAAAAACTCCATCGCTGCCTTGATAATAAAAATTATAGGGATAGCGAGCACTCAGCCCGATTCCGTTTTCCGCCTCAGAAAGACCGGCGGTTAAGTTCCCGGAGGCACCCTCGTAAATAGCCTGGGTAATATGGGCATTTTCCTGCCGTACAAACCACCATTCCAGTTTAGGCCGGGCACGTTCACGAATCCGATATTTTGAAGACCGCAAATCTGACATATTACCGGATTTAATTTTTACAACTTTCCTGGTCTGGTTGACAAATACCCGCAGATGGTTGAAGTCATATTCTTCACCAGTGCCTTCTGCCTGGGTATCGCCATAAATCGGGTCACCAACCAAATCGTTTTCCATTGTGATAATAGCATGGTCAACACCATCGCTCAACTTAATATCGGTTTTTTCAATAACACTACCGGAAGCCCGGTATTCTTTCTGACCATTGTCATCAACATAGCCAGTTTCTACGACATTACCGATAAAAGGAGCCCAAGCGATATTGTCATAAACACGCCTACGCAATCGCTCATCTATTTTGGCTAAATTCAGAACGCTGTCTTGAGTAATTGGCATCTGAATCTCCTTTCGTTAATTAATCTTTAAACAACTCTTCGTCCGACATCTGAGATACGAGTTTTCTGGCTTCGGCCTCACTCTTAATATCGCTTACACGAATAAGTTTAGCCATTTTATTTCCGCCTCCAATATTTACATCTTTAGTTACTTTAGACTGGGCTTTAACAATATCTTCCCTTGTCTTAGAAGAACCAATCATCTGATAAATAGCGGAGACTTTACCAGCACCGTAAATGTCGGTCATCGCATGTAACATTGAATTGTCATCAATTTTACCACCAAGTCCATATTTAGAAGCCCTGTCAACCATAACCTTGAACTCGTCATCGGTAAATTCAAGACCGATTTCAGATTTCATTTTTTCACGATAGTCTTTTATGAATTTCTCGTTGTATGTATTGACAACGGTTTCATTGACGGCTTTCCTGGTGGTCAATTCACTCAATTCAAGTTCGGCATCAGTTTTTTTCGCAATGAGTTTATCAATCTCATCAGCATCTTCGATTTCATCGAGTTTTCTGATTTTAAGATTAATTTCTTTAATCTCATCACGCGACAAGATTGTCTTTTTCTTGAATTTTCTTTATCAATTCCTCACGGCTCAAACCCTCGAATAAGTCAGGCTCACCGGATGGTTTCTTTTCGCCCGTTTCGTCTTCGGCACCAGTCTTTTGCTCGGTAGTTTTACCAATTTCATCTGGCAATTTCCCGCCTTCGTCTGGCACCTGGACATATTTTTCGCCTTCCTTTTCGATGATTTTAACCTCTGTTTCTACGACCTCTTGTTCTTTCCCCTTTAAATCCTGCTCGCCACTCATTATTCATTCTCCTTCGATTTTAATTTTTTTTCATTTCTTTTTCTGGCTTCTTCGTCCATTTTACGAGCCTGAAGCCTTAATTCTTCTTCTTTTAAAAGCATTTCACGCTTTAAATTTTCATTTTCAATTAACGCCTTTGTATCGGATATAGCACGCTGTTGAGAAGCAATTTCAGACTGCGTTTGCAGAACTTGGTCGATATATTCGACCATCTTTTTTGCTTCTGGAATAGGCGCTGTATCATACAATAACCTAACATCAATTAACTCAGGATTAATTTTAGCAACAATATTGACAAGTGCAAGTAATTTATTAAAGTTATCTTCTTTTGTGGTTATATTATCATCTCCCTCATCAAGTTCAACCACAAAACTTGCGTTATCAAGATTGTTTATTATATTATCTCCAACCTGTAAATTAAACACCTGCTCGGTTAAATTTCCGTCTCTATCTTTTCCATAAACAACACGGTTTTTTTCAGAATAGACATATTTAAGATTATCAACAAAATCTTCCAATAAATATTTTCTTACCATCGATATTTGCGCATAATAAGGGTTAAGGGCGGCGGCTGCTTTTTCAACTTTTTGCTGAAATAAAGCACCTGATTCACCAGATTTTTCAGAAATACCTTTCATGGCCGAATTTATCATACTCACACGTTCGCCAAACGCCACTGAATTTTCAGTATTTGTTAGATATTCCGGCGGCATATTACCCGGGGTCATACGTTGAGGCACATTATTCATATCACGGACAAGATAATATTGATTAGGCTGATTGCCTTGCCGTTTCATTTTTTTATAAACATCTTCGTCCACATAGTGAATAAATACAGCGCCGGCCAACATTTGAGTAATATAGTCTCTAACCTGGGATTTATGTTTATTAATATCGTCCTGAACGTCTTTTAATAACATCACAAGGCTTGTAATTTCAGACGCCTGCATATTAAACTGATAACAAAAACCGCCAAACAGCCCAAAATTAATTTTCTCACAGTCTTCTCTAAAAACATCTTCATCTCTTACCACAAGATTATTAAAAAACGGAATTATTGTTGTATAATGCAAATATTCATCAGAATATGACATTATCAACTGTATTTGGCCGCCTTTTTCCTTTTTAAGAAGGTTGTAATCCTTATCGCTTAGATTAAGAGTCTCTTTGCCATCATAAACAATATTCATACGCCTTGATTGTCGCTCGACCATTTCAAGTATTTTATATCGGTCATTCTCTTTGTCATAATTAGAGTTATTTGAATATCCGCTATTTGTAATACGTTTAAAATATCCCGCTATTTGGTTCCACCAATTTTTAGATTTTTCCTGTTTTAAATCTTCGCTTGGAATATCATAGGTGCTGGCAATAAAATCAATAGGTTCCCAACTCTCTTTAACAACCCATCTTAATTTTTCAAGTTTATAATCACTGCCTTTTAACTCCGGGTCAAAGTGCAACATAAAATTGTTGGCAACCTCATATTTAAAATCAAGGTATCCCTCACGGTTTAGTTCAAAACGGCGTTCAATCCATCCCCCCATCCTTGTCACAAGACGGTCAATAAAGGTTATTTGTAATTTACTTTCAAGTTCTTCTTCGTCAACAATCGCATTCCAGCGCATCTGCACCAATTCTGCAAAATCAAGCCATTCTTTTGTCGTGTTTCTCGGTTTTATTTTGCCACGCCTGGCAACTTGCTGTTCATTACCGACCAATATCAAAATCATCTGCATAATAAGATTGTAAGTTAAATATGGCTTCTTATTAGCAATTGCTTCTTCTTTGTTTGCCTGACTCCATTGGTCGTTGTTTAAATAACGTAGCGCCAATTCGCTATCAGCCCTACTCTGATAAAACGCTTTTTTGCTTAACTCGTAAGCGTTTAATACTTTTTGCGCTTGCGGTTTTATATCACTATCACTCATTGTGCCATCCAGTCCCCGCCACGGTCATTTCTTCCGTCGTTTTGCAATTGCGCTCTCCACCCAGATACTTTCTGCTCAAATATATCTTCCAAAAAGGCGGGTATTCTTGTAAGCCCATATCGAACAGCATCGTATCCGTGGTCTTCAGCATTACTGTCAACATCTTCTTCGTCATTAGGGTCGCTCGGAAGCGTTGGGATTGTTTCAATTAAATATTTACAATTATCGGTAAATCTCAATTTCGGTGGGATATATAAACTATCTTTTTTCTGGGTTGGTATTTCAAGTGCGTCATAAAAAACTTTTGCACCTGCTTTTCTATCATTATTCCCGGGCGTTAAGATAATA